AGAGAGTATACAAAACCTCTTGGAGCGGAATGACTACCACCCAGATCCCAATCTGTCCTGGGAGGATAGTGGGGTGCAGAGGGAATATGATGATTTCAAGAAAAAAACACCAGACATTCAATGGATCGACAATGGTACCTGGAACGTGATTGAAGTTTCAGTTTCAGCAAACATTGAGCTTTCACGTGCAAAAAAGGAGGTGAAATACAGGTCCGGACTGGAAGCAATTGCAAATGCAATGCATTTAAGGCTGGTCTACGTTGTTGTCTCATCTTATCCCGGAGGAAACAATCTTGAAACTGAGTATCCAGGTGTTGACTGGGATGCAACACGGCAGCGGATTGAGAGAATCAATTTGGAGATTGATGAAGTGAAGGAGAAGATAAAAGATCCAGAGAAGAGGCAAAGACTTGAGACCTTATTGCGCGCAAAGTTTGGTGGTGAAAAAATGATCTTCAAAGGATGGCCAGGCTTCTTTGATAGGCCAGCTGAAACTCATGATTATCAACTTTTAATGCAAGCATTAACGTTTGATGTTGAGAAGTTTTGCAGGGAGAAAATTGATAGTGTTGAGAACTTCAACATACCAACTATAACAGATGTTGCTGCAGGGAAAAGAGAATCATTAGAGGCTGTGAAAGAAAAATACAGGCAAACAGAAAAGCTTGGAATGTGGATGCACACTGCTTACGGACGTAAGACCGGTGAGAAAGGGCAAACAACAGAGAGTGCAAGACAAAATCTTGAGATTGCAGCAAATGACTTGGGCTATGTTGGTGCCGAGACAGTAGAGTGGGAGTTCATTATCTCTGGACTGAGGCAAATAATGGAATTTGGGGAAAGCGATTGGGCAGCATATTTTGGAAAAGGTGAGAAAACAGACAGAGTCAAAAGAGTCGGATGTGTCAAAATTCCAGTCAGCAGTGAGGCTAACAACCTCCTTGGAAAATGGACTGGGAAGGATAAGAGAGATGACTATGTTGAGGGGAAGATTGAAACACTCCCTATCTGGGATACTGATAAAGTATTGGAATGGACTGGAGATGTTGAGGGGATTTTGAAGGAGCTGGAAGTGGAAATGGAGACAGTTGATGAGCAATTAGCACAGAGTGAGTTTTGGGGAGCATCGGATGTGTCACGACAGAGTCAAAATCTTTTGAAAAATGAGATGATGCTACGGGTCATTGACATATGGCGAAGAACAAGAGGGCATGCTGTTTTAGTGACGTCACGAGATATTGCAGAATGGTTAACATCACAATCAGGGCCTGGAAGAGCTGGGAAATCATCTATTGCTGCATTTGCTGGTGGAACAGTTGTTGTCTACAGGATGGCAGGGAAAGCTGTTGCAAATGTGGGTGGCAAAATTAACTTTATCGTTGCTGTACGTTCTGACAGTTTTGCTGGACCAGATGAAAACATAATCCGTAGGAGGATTTCAAAAAATGGTGAGTGGTTTTTGATGAAACCAGTTTCACTTTCATTGAAACAGATTGAAGAGATGTCAAAGGGGCCAGAAAAAGTGATAATGTTCCTAGCAGGATTTGCAGATATGTATGCTCGTGAGGAAGGGCGAATGCCAATGGCAGGAGAAGTCAAGAGAACTGGGGCTGTGGCAACTGTARTTTGTTTGACTCAGAAGATGAAGATCGCAGGGCAGTTGGATATGATCCGGTTTTTGGCCGGATTAACAGTTGGAGAAATCAGTGGCTTACGATCATTCCTTCCCAAAGTCTTTGAGATACCATGTGTKTCGAAGYTGCAAGTTTGGTTGTGGTCAGAATCTGCGAGTTTTGCTGTCCGGTCAACCATTGCAAGGAAAAGCATACTTGCAAGAAAAGTTCGAATGAAGCAAGGGAGAATTGAAAGCAGCTCACTGGGTGCAAGGGGTGAGTACCCGCTTTTTGGGAATCGGAACAGTGTGAAAAATTTCTCAACATATCGCTCACACGTCAATGGTTTGGCAAATCTGATGGCAAAAGGTTTGCATGGCTCGATTGAAAAATTGAAAATCTATCAAGAAACAATTGAGTGGAATGAAAAATTCCAAGATCTTCAAGAAAAAAGAGGGGAGAAAGAGATGAAAAAAGGCTACCCAATTGGGATCCAAGAGCCAGAACAGCAGACTTTTTGCAAGCAGGTTGTAAAAATGGTTGGAATAAAAGTTGGGACACGAGTCCGGGCAGAGAGAGATAAGGTGATGGGCCTCATAGCATCCAAGAGGCTTGATGAAGCACATTATGCAAATGCAAAAAATACCTCTACCAAGGGAATGACTACAATTGACATTGATGGTGCTGTTACATCTGTCGTCACACTGGAACAAGCACTGGAGAACATTGAGAAGTATGGACCAGATAAGACTTCACTTGCATATGCAATTGATGCACTTGAACATACACCTGTTGCAAGGCTTGTAAATAAGATGCAAAGAACAGCCAGCGATCGTGGAATATTCGTTGTTGACCAACACACCAGGGCAAAGCTTTTATTGATTGAAACTGTCTTCTCAAGCATTGCAAGTGTCCAAAGAAATGAGCTGATTTCTGTTGGCGGTGATAAGAAGATCTTTGTTATCAAGGAAGCGATGTCTAAAGCTTTGAAATGGGCCACAGGGAAGACTAAATGGACATGGGCAGGAAAGGAGAGACTTCTTGAGAGGAAGTTATTCCTTTGGTCTGCTGATGCAACAAAATGGAGTCCAGGTGACAATGTCAACAAGTTTATTGAGATGACAAAAGCTGTGACTGGACTTCCTGGTGATGTGCGCGACGGCTTGATAAAATGTCTGGAATCAATTTCAGTTACCAGACTTGGTCTCTCACATATTGCAAAAACATTACTGGAGAAAATGGGAGATTCAAACTTCAAAAGAACTTTCACAGAAAATTTTGATGGTGAGTTCATGAACGTTCATGGCAATTGGCTTCAAGGGAATCTGAACTACACAAGTTCTGTCTTCGGTGCTGCACTGATTGACATTGCCGGTGAAGTGTTGAAAAAGCTAGCACCAATCGATGTCTATTTGGATGGACTGATACACTCAGATGATGAGATTGTTGTGTTTGGATATTCAGTCCCAACCCCTGATGATCACCGTGAATATGAGAGCTTCCTTTCACTCTCTGAGAGCGGGAGGGCAATAAAGAGGATCGGAATGGTCCAGTGGATGATCAGGGTCTTTGAGCACATACTGCTGTATGGAAGTATCAAGATTTCTCCAAAGAAGACATGGGGATCCTCAATTTTGGGTGAGTTTCTGTCAACTGTAATCGAAGGGGGTGAAGTGACACATGATGCAATAAAATTCAGCTTAGCAACTGTTGTTGAGCAGCCAGTAAGAGGATTCAAAAAAGACATGCTCAATGCTCTTTCCGGAGCTGCAACAGTCCTTGAGAGGACAGGCTCAATACCACTATCAGAGATTGTTGCGAGAGTTAATACAGAACGTGTGCGAAGAAACTTTGGAATGACAAAGGGTGGAACAAATGACCCAGAACGTGCATTTGGGCTTCCTCCACAACTGATCCCAATCACTTTGGGCGGATATCCACAGATATCAATGATTGAATCAACACTAGGTGGACCTGGTTCAATTGAGATCATGCAACTCAAGAGAATCATTGAACTCCCAGAAGGGAATGAAAAAGAGCTGTCGCTGGCATTGTTTGCATGTCTGGCACTAATCCCAGCTGATGAGACTGACATGGATGAGTTGCGCGGTGGGATGCTTTCAGACCTTAATTGGAAAATGTTCCAACCTCGCGATGTGAAAGAGGTTTGGATTGCAAAAGAAGCGGTGAAAAAGTGGAAGGATGATAATCCACAGTGGCTTTTGCTAAAGCCACGAGGGGGCCAAGATTTAACATATTATCTTGCTGCACAATGGTACTCTGATTCAATTCAAGTCGCGATGGTGAGACAGAGTGATTGGCAATTAAAGGCAAAAATGATGGCAACAGTGCGAGGAAAAGTTGTCCGGTTTGAAGCAGATTTTACGACGATTGCTGGAGTTCAAAGAGAAGTCTTAGCCAAGGCAAGAGAAATTGGCAGAGATCAAGCAGAAGATCTGATAATGGTTGCTAAATCTGTCAGTCCAAGTGCTGAAGGATGGGCAGAGTGGTTGAGACAGATAAACATACATCTCCATCCTGGGGCAAAAGTGAGATCAGCGAGAGCACCAGGAATGTTTCGGCATGATGCTTCTAAGGGTGTTTTTCTAAACAGAGTGGCAGAGATTGTTGCATATCATGTGACGCCAGATGAGAAGAAAAATGTTGTGAAAGCTCTTGTGCGTGATAAATTGGCAATTGAGAGAGAAGTTGCCAGATTCAATCAGGCAGTAAGAGAAGTTTTGCGGCTTAATCCTGACAAACTTGATGATATGATGAAGGCATATCGCATGATGAAGGAGGAGCATACAGCAAGAGTCATAACGACAAAAGCGGGCCTTGAGAAGGGGAACCAGAACATTGCAAAAGGTTTGATCTCAATGATCTCCTATACAAGAAATGTCGAAATCAGCAATGTCCCAGAATCGGTTCCAATAAAGGGGAGGTTGGGTGCAACTGTCAAACTTGATGAGGAGATGTATAAGAGTGCAGAACAGCTTGTGGTCTATGTCTGGAAATTCTGCAAGATAAATGAGGAGAATCCAAATGAATACCTAAGGGTCCTTGAGTACCGTGGGAAGACGCTTGAATCATGGTTGACAGAAATGGGTCGAAGGGGATTCTCAACTGGTGAAACATCATTACAAGCAGCATTCATCTACTATGATCTCTACGGAATTGATGACTGGCTAAGGAAAGCAGCACAGAACCTGGTTCTCACATCCAAGATGTATCTGATCAGACAAAAGTGGGATCCATATGAAAAGATATGGAGTGGAAACTTGGATGTCGTGATGGGTTTTGGTGAGGTAGCTGTTCGTTTGATCATCAAAGATGAGAAAGTCAGCATGACAACCTCAGCAAGTCAACCAGGAGAAATTACATCGGTGATGCGGAAGGTTCGTGCTGAACTTCAGTCTGCCGGAATGGATATTCATGTCTTCCTGTCAAGTGGTGAGAAGAAAAGGCACGTGATAAAGAGGGGAAATGGGTACAGATGGGGTAAGCCGAGAAAGGGAGATTGGGTTGTCAGCAATGTTGCTTTCGATTTTGCAGTGCGCTCTGAGATTGAAAGTGCAGTGACAAAAGGGGAAATTGTGTATAACAATGAGAAAGGAGAGGTTTATATGAAAGATGAGAAAAGCCAAAAGACAATCGTGAGGCTAAAGAAGTCAACACCTGCTGGTCC